TGAAGGACGCCCAGCGCATGTACAACTACAACTCATCCTCGCAGGTTGAGTTTGTGGCGCTGCAGTCCAAGACGCCGTATGTCGGCCCGGTCGAGGCGTTTGAGGGCTTGGAGAACTACTGGTCCACTGCCAACCGCGACAATCACTCGTTCCTGCCCTACAACGGCACCGATGAGCAGGGCCAGCCGGTCCAGGCTCCGAATCGTCAGCAACCGCCCTCTAGCGCTCCAGGCTTCATGGAAGGCGCGCAGATGGCTGCGAATGAAATGATGATGACCAGTGGGCAGTACGAAGCCCAGTTTGGCCAGAAGTCGAACGAGCGCTCTGGCGTGGCCATCGATGAGCGCCAGCGTCAAGGCGACAAGGCGACCTATCACTTTATCGATGGCATGGCGAAGGCGATCCGCTTTACCGGCAAGCAACTGATCGATCTGATCCCGAAGATTTACGATACAGAACGCATTATTCGCATTCTTGGCGAAGATGGCGAAGAAGAAACGGTGCAGATCAATCCGCAGCAGAAAGAGGCGATGGTGCAGCGCCGCAATGTGCTGACCGGGCAGATCGAGAAGATTTTCAATCCGAATGTCGGCACGTTTGACGTGGTGGCCGATGTGGGGCCGAACTACGACACCAAGCGCGAGGAAGCGTTCAACGCGACTAAGGAAATCCTGATCGGCAATCCGCAGCTCGTGCAGGTGATTGGGGATCTGCTGTTCAAGTCGGCTGACTTCCCCTTGGCGCAGGAGATGGCCGAACGCCTGCAGAACTGGATTCCGTCGCAGATTATCAACGGGGGGCCGACGCCGGAAATGCAGCAGATGCAGCAGCAACTCCAAGGCGCGATGGAATTGATCAAGGGCCTGCAGCAGAAGCTGAACGACAAGGAACAGGAACTCCAGATCAAGCAAAAGGCGACCGATATTGCCAATCTGAACCATCTGGGCGTGCGGCTGGACAAGGAAAACACCACGAATATCGCCGCCTACAAAGCCGAAACGGAGCGCATGGATAAGCTCAAGGAATTCATGGGCGAGGCGGCCTTGCGTCCGATTATCAAAGATCTGCTGTTCGAGATTCTCAACGGCCCGGACCTGATGATCGGTAATCAGCCGGGGGAATCGACCGGCGCGGACGCCTATCAGATGGGATTGCTAGCGGAGGGCCAAGGTGGCAACGTACAAATGTGAGATCTGCCAGGCTGACACCGGCATTTTCAGCCGATATCGCGGTGCCTACTGCGGCAAGCATTGGGAAACCGCGCAATCGGTCGATGCGGGCGAGAAAATGAATAACCGGATTGCTGATGGCATCTCGCAGGACGAGTTTGACCGTGCCGCTGCCGACCTGAAAGCTAGAATCCGGTTAGCCTGCATTGAGAAAGACAAAGCGCAGGCACAATAATTGTATATAATCGTGACGTTACCGGACGTATAACCGGGTTAATCCACATGAGGAATCATGGAAGAAACCGAGAGCGGAATTGCTACCGCGCCGGAAGGCGAACAGCAAGCAGAGGCCGTGAATAATGCTCCTGAGCAGGCCACAGGGGAAGTAGAGCAGCAGAAAACCACTGCAGACGTGCCGGAATGGGCAAAGAAGCGATTTGGAGAACTGACTGCAAAGCGCCATGAAGCAGAGCGTAAAGCTGCTGAAGCCGCAGAAACGGCCCGGCAACTCCAAGCGAAGCTAGAAGCAATGCAAAACGGTGAGCCGCAGCCGAATCAGCCTGTCCAGGGTGATATTCGAACGCTGGCGCAACAGATTGCTGAACAGGACCGCGCCGTTGAGCGGTTCAACAATCGATGCAACGAAGTGGCAGAAACCGGCAAGAAGGAAATCGCTGATTTCGATACCTCCATCGGGAATCTGAATCAGTATTTCGGCCTGAGCACGGAATTTCTGTCGGTGGCCACTGAGGTCGATGGCGTCCATAAGGCGCTGTGGTATCTCGGCAAGCCGGAAAACTTCGATGAATTCGAACGGATCAGCAAGATGACGCCGGCCCGGATGGCCTCGGAACTGACGAAGCTCACGCAGACCGCCAGCAAGGCTTTGCAAAAACCTGTGTCTAAAGCGCCTGAGCCTGTCGAGCCAATCGGCGGCAAGGGATCTGCCGAGGGCGTGCCTGATCCGAGCGACACGAAGGCGTGGATTGCTTACCGGAATCAGCATGCCAAACGGCGACGATAAAATCGGAGCATTCTAAATGGCAACGAACTCGTTTCTTACCATCAATCAGATCACGAACGAAGCCCTGCGCCTGTTCGTCCAGACCAACGCTTTCCTGCGTACGGTCTCCAAGCAATACGATGATCAATTCGCCCGCTCGGGTGCCAAGATCGGCAATACCTTGCGTATCCGCCTGCCGAACGACTATACCGTGTCGACCGGCAAGGCCGTGACGCCGCAGGGCACCAGCGAGCAGAATACCTCGCTGACCGTCGCTACCCAGAAGAACGTCGCTGTCGCCTTCGGTACTGCCGAAAAGACGATGAGCTTGGACGACTACAGCTCGCGTATCCTCGCGCCTGCTGTCAATCGTCTGGCGGCTTCGGTGGCGGCTGACCTGATGACCGTTGCCGACTCGTCCTGCAACCTGGTGGCGAACTTTGACGGCACTGGCGCAATCCAGACTCCGGTGGCCGATACCTGGCTGCAAGCTGGTGCGCTGCTGGATCTGAACCTTGCCCCGCGTATGGATCGCATGGTCGTGCAAGACGTTCGCACCCAAGCGCGCACCGTCTCGTCGCTGGCTGGCCTGTTCAATCCGCAGGTCAAGATCAGCGACCAGTATGAATCGGGCCTGATGGCTAAGGACACCCTTGGTTTCGATTGGCTCTACGATCAAACCTCGATCCTGCACACCAACGGCACCTTCACCGCTGGCACGGTCAACGGCGCCTCGCAGACCGGCACCACTCTGACCACGAACGCCATCACCGGCACGCTCAACAAGGGCGACATCATCACCATCGCTGGTGTGAACGCGATCAACCGTCTGACCGGCAACGATCAGGGCGAACTGCGTCAGTTCGCGGTGACGGCCAACGTGTCGAGCGGCGCAACGTCGATCCCGATCTACCCGGCCATCACTCCGGCTCAGGCTGCATTCAACACCGTGACCGCATCGCCTGCCAACAGCGCAGCCATTACGCTGATTGGCGGCGCCAGCGCGACCTTCCGCAAGAACCTCACGTTCTACCCGGAAGCGTTCACCCTGGCGACGGCGGATCTGGAAATGCCGACTGCTGGTGTCATTGAGGCCGCGCGTGCCGAATATGACGGCGTATCGATGCGCATGATCAGTGCCTACGATGTCACTAATGATGACATTATCACGAGGCTGGACATTCTTTACGGCTTTAGCGCCATTAGGCCTGAATGGAGTGCAGTGGTGGCTGACCGCGTATAGCAAATGTGACAACGGTCCAGCATAAGTGATAGAATGCTCCTACTTGGCAATTACGCTGAGTAGGAGCTTTTTGCTATGGGACAGTTGATTGACCTGACAGGTCGCACATTTGTGAGGTGGAAGGTTCGCGGCCTTTCTCACAAGGAAGGGAAGACTTATTACTGGAATTGCGTTTGTGATTGTGGCACAGAGCGCAAGGTTCCGGGAAGGGATCTGACTAGAAAGGTGAAGTCGTCCAAAAGTTGCGGATGCCTTCAAAGCGAAGAGAATTCCGAGCGCATGAAGATTCATGGCATGAGCGGGCATCCGGCTTATTGCTCATGGCAGCAAGCACGTGATCGGTGCCGCAACCCTAACAACGAGGAGGCATGGCCGATGTATGGCGGCCGGGGCATTAAGTTTTCGGAAGCGTGGAACGATTTCTCGGCGTTTTGGGCGGAAATGGGCGCCACGTGGAAAAAGGGATTGACGTTAGACCGCATTGACGTGAATGGGAACTATGAACCCGGCAATTGCAGATGGGCCACAGCAGAAGAACAGGCTAGCAATCGCAGGGATAACCGCATGGTCACGGCGTCTAATGGCGAAAAGACTACGCTGAAGCGAGCGGCTAAAATCGCTGGCATCCCTTATGCGACAGTTCAAGCCCGCGTTAGGTATGGCTGGGACGAGAAGGATCTCTTCCTTCCGTCTACACGAACCGGCGCGCAAGCTAGGCTGGCTCATATCGACAAACTTAAATCGCAGGGCGGGAAATGTGCGTGCTGCGGCGTTGACTCGAAAGAGCACAAGAGAGTGTTGGGCCAACACAAGAAATTCTCGGAAGATAAATTCGGGAATCTTGTGTGTAGCAAATGTATTGAATTGCTACAATGGTCTGATTACGATGCCAAACTGATAGAACGTCTAAAAATGTTCATTCAGGGCCAAACCGACTAAAATGCAGGGGCCACGCGCCCCTTTCTCATATGGACCAGCACACCATCAATAAGCTCGCCGGTAGCTGCTATATCGTCTGGGGCGAGCCGCCTAAGCCTGTCGCGTATGTCGAGTACCCGAAGTTGGTTTATCTGGCTGACGGCTCGTACGTAAAAGTGGATAATGCGTTTGAAGAAGCGGCGGCGCGCGGTTCTAGCGAGATTGGCAAATCTGCCACAAATGAGCATCCTGGCGAGAAAGACGAATCGACGCCAGACAAGCCGCGCCGTGGTCGTCCGCCTAAAGCCAAGGAATAAACATGTTGCGAGGATCGTCTTATACAGGTGGTGGTGGCGGTGGAATCGGGCTGCCTGCCAGTGGCGTGCTCAAGCAATCCGCCGTCCCCGCTTCGGTGACTGGCACGGTCAGTGAAACGACGCTGGCAACGATTGCGATTCCTGCTGGGGCAGACGGCCCAAACGGGCTTACGCGTGTCACTACTAAATGGACTATTCCGTCTAACGCAAACACGAAGACTCCTCGAATCAGGTTAGGCGGTGTTTCTGGCACTGTAGTTGCAACGGTTAGTCACACCACTAACACTACGGCATTCCTCCAAGTAGACATCGAAAATCGTGGGGCCACAAACAGCCAATTCTCTCAGCCTCGGGGCAATCGCGGAACGGATACAGTCATGACTGTTTTTGCGCCGGTTGCTAGTGCGGTTGATATGAGTGTTGCCCAGAGTGTAGTTATTTCCGGGCAACTTGGCTCGGCCGGCGATACGATGACTCTCGAAAGCTACACCGTGGAGCTACTGAACCCATGATCACGATTCCCGTAGTCCGCACCACGACGCCGGACGGCGATTTGCTGTCGCCCTCGCAACCGATCCCGGCAGACGTGATCGCCATCATTTGCGACGGCGAGTTTTACAACGTCTATCACTCCGGCGATACCGTACCTCAGGAATAACTATGTCGATCCCGATGCCCACGACCCCGCTGGATATTATCAAGCTCTCGCTGAAAATGGCGAACGTGCTGGGTGTCGGGCAAGATCCCTCGGCGGAAGACACCAACGACGCCTTCCAGATCATGAATATGATGATGAAGCAATGGCAACGCCGTCGCTACATGGTCTATCAACTGGTCGAGGCGCAGAAACTTGCCACGGGTGCGCAGTCCTATACGGTTGGCACGGGTGGCGATTTCAACATTGCCCGGCCTTCCAAGCTGGAGTTCGCCTATTTTCGCCAGTTTCCGGCTGGTGGCGGCTTTCCGGTTGATTACCCGCTCAAGGTGCTCCGTGCCCGCGAGGATTACGACCGTATCCAACTGAAGACGCTGAATGCCTTTCCGCAGTTCGCGTTCTACGATGCGGGCTATCCGCTCGGTAACTTGTTTATCTGGCCGCTTCCGTCGAATCTGTATGAGATTCACATCACGGTGATGCAGCAACTGCAATCGTTCGTGAATGTGTCGGATCAGATCGTGCTGCCGGATGAGTACAAGGCCGCGCTGATGTATAACCTGGCGCTGGAGCTGTACCCGATGTATGGCCTGCCGGTAAATCCGGTGGTGCAAGGAAAGGCCAAGGCGACGATGGATGCGATTGAGGAAGCCAATGCGCAAATCCCGCGTCTGGTGATGCCGGATATCTTTCAGGCACGCAGGGGCACGTACTCGATCTATGGCGATGTGCCGATCTCCGGGGGCTTCTGATGGGTGACGCCAAGCGAATCCCGCTCAAACTCGGCGCCTACCAAGCCAGAAGCATTATTGCGGCGGCCCAGAGATGTCTGAATATGTATCCCGAGGTGAACCCAGAAGATTCTCCATTCCCTACGACCCATTACTGTACGCCGGGTCTGCGCCTGCTGGCGACGGCGACGAACAATCAACCGTGGCGGCAGCTATTCCTCGCCTCCAATCAGCAGCTTTACGGCGTGGCAGGCAATACCGTCTACAAGGTCAATGCCGACTGGACGATGACTAGTCTCGGCACGCTTGACAGCGCCTCCGGCTTCGTCTCGATGGTCGATAACTCCATTGACCTGATGATCGTGGATGGCTCGCCGAATGGCTGGACGGTAACCTTGGCGACCGGCGCGCTGCATAAAATCACTGATCCCTCCTTTGCGGGCGCGGATCGCGTGGATTTTGTCGATGGCTATTTCATCCTGAATAGCAAGCTGAATGCCAAGCAGTGGTATATCTCGCTGTTTGAGGCGTCTACCTTCGATCCGCTGGATTTCGCCTCCAAGCTCGGCTATTCCGATCCCATCGTCGCCACGTGCGTGACTAAGCGCAATGTCTGGCTGTTCGGCACGCAAACCACGGAAGTCTGGGCTAATACCGGTGACACCGCCTTCACGTTTGGGCGCATTGATGGCGTCTTTATGCAACACGGTTGCGCCTCGGCTAGCTCGATTAGCCAGATGGATGGAAGCATTTATTGGCTGTCGCTAGATCCGCAGGGTCATGCGATGGTGATGCGCTCGATCGGCTATGAGGCCCGGCGCATCTCTACCCATGCGATGGAAGTGGAATTCCAGTCCTATGCGCGGATTGATGATGCGATTGGCTTCACCTACCAGCAAGACGGCCATCTGTTCTATTTCCTGACGTTCCCGACTGCGGATCGGACCTGGGTTTATGACCTGAGTACCGAGCAATGGCATGAGCGGGTCTGGCTGGATGCGGACGGCAATTTCCATCGTCATCGCGCTAACTGCTTTGCCTTCTTCAATAATACCCATGTGGTCGGGGACTGGCAGAGCGGTAATCTTTATGCGCTGGACCTAAACGTTTATACTGACGTCGGTAATCCCATCCCGCGCATTCGCTCCTTCCCGCATTTGATGGATTCCGGCGACCGGATGATGTACCGGGAGTTTATCGCGGCGATGGAAGTGGGTAATGGCGATGGATTGAATGAGCCGATTCCGGTTTTCCTGCGCTGGAGTGATACCGCAGGCCGAACTTGGGGCAATGCGATTAGCGATACCATCGGCAAGGAAGGGGATTATATTCGCAGCGTGCAGTTTCAGCGGTTGGGCATGGCGCGGGACAGAATATTTGAGCTGTCCTGGTCATCGCCCGTTAAAACGGCTCTCAATGGAGCCTTTCTAGAGTATTACAAGGCTAATCAATAGGAGCCCTATATGCCTCGCGTCCTTACTGGCAACGAAGATCTGTACGTTTCCAAAAACGGCAACTCGCCGGTTGTCCGTGTCACTGACATTCAAAACTGGCAATTCAACCAGCCGACCGGCCCGCTGTCGGAATTCTTCTCGGGCAAGCCGGCTAACAGTCAGGTCATTTACGGCTATGTCGCGTTGAACTTCATGCGCCTGCCGAAGAATCTGCCGTTGAGCAAGATCATTGTCACGGTGGCCGCAACCGCATCGACTGTGCTGACGATCAACAAGAATGGCAGCTCGATCGGAACTGCCACGATTGGCGCGGGCGGTACTTCTGCCACGTTTAGCTTTGCGAACGATGTGACGTTTGTCGCAGGCGATACGCTGACGATCGTCGGTCCCGGCACAGCAGACTCGACGGCCGCGAACTTCCTGCTCGCGCTGGTGCCCCAGCTCGCCTGATGGCCAACCTATCGGCCCCAATGCCATCATTCGCCACGCCCTTCCTGAAGGATGGGCTGGTGAATGAGCCTTGGTATCGATATCTGTTTCAGCTTCAGTTGCGTACGGGCGGGGCGGCGGGACTCGATTTTGCCACGCAGGCTGAGTTTGATGCGCTGCAAAAAGTCGTCACGGAGCAAGGCAAGGAGATTGATGCGGAGGGCGTCTATACGCCTTTCAATCCGTCCAATTTGCTGAAACGCGTCGATACGTTTGTCGTCCCGCTTGCCAAAACGTCAGACCAGAAAGGTACGGAGGTTGTCTATGCCCCGCCTTACTCCTATGACACCGTAGCACAAGCCATTGCAAGGTTTGCAGCGCCTCCGGCAATTGGCAATACCACGCCAAACAGCGGGGCTTTTACGACGCTGAGTGCAACGAGTACGGTATCGGGAGCCGGATTTACCGCGTTATTTGCGTCGCCTCCGCCAATTGGCAGCACCACGGCGAATAGTGGTGCATTTACCACGATCACGGCCAGCAGCACGATTACGCCGTCGCAAACCGCAGGCATTGTCGGCACAACGACTAACAACAATG